AGTGCGCTTCTTTTGGGGCTCATATGGATGAGCTTGTAGAAGAGGTGTTGGAGCCAACCTTGATAGACCATGATGGGACTATGTGCCTTATTGGGACACCAAATGCCGCTTGCGCGGGTATTTTTCACCGCTCAACGACAGAACCCGATTCGGACTATAGCCGCCATCATTGGACTATCTTGGACAACCCCCATATTCCACACGCCAAGGATTGGCTAAACAAGCGTATGTCTCGCAGGAGATGGGACGACAAGCACCCTGTTTATTTGCGCGAGTGGTGCGGGCAATGGATTCGCTCCACAGACAGTCTTGTTTATAAATTCGACGAGGCTGTTAATCTTTATGATTCCCTCCCCACTTTGGATTATGATTTCGAGTACATACTTGGAGTGGATTTGGGATTCAACGATGCAAGTGCGTTTACTGTTTGTGCCTTTAATCGGTACCTTCCTACTCTCTATTTGGTCTACGAAATGAAACGTGTCGGGATGATTCCGGCACAAATCGCTGACCACATTAAGAAGCTCGGAGAGTCGTATGAATTTACTCGTATCGTAATGGATACGGGCGGTCTCGGCAAGAGTATCGCGGAGGAGTTCCGTATCCGTTACAACATCCCCGTCATTGCCGCAAGCAAACATGACAAATTTAGCTACATTGAGCTTCTGAACTCCGATCTCCGCTCCGGGTTCATCAAAGTCCCACCGTCTTCCTCCTTGGCCGATGAGTGGAACCTCCTGCAATGGAGCGAGAATCAGAAAACAGAGGATAAGAGATTTGAAAATCATTTGTGCGATGCCTTTCTTTACTCATGGAGGGAGTCTAAACACTATTGTAGCGAAGAATTGCCCTATGAGCCACAGCATGGTACAAAAGAATATTGGGAAAAGGTGTGGAACGAGTGGGAATTGGCCGAGGGCGAACAAATAGAGAAAGAAAAAAGAATGCAATGGTGGGAGATCTAGTAATGTTTAAAAAAAATGCAGAATGGTTCCATTTATCGGAAAATACGGGTAAACTAGATGAGCTTCTGAGGACTTTGAGGTCTAATGGCGTTCAGGAGTTTTCGATTGGAGACATAAGCTTGAAATTCACACACTTCGTCCATATTCCCTCAGAGGATGTAGGGAGATTTATGGGCCGGGAAGAGTCAAGGATGAGTGACGAGGAAAAAGAAGAAATGTTATACTACTCTTCAGGAGGTAGCTAAAGGTGCAAACCAAAGACAAATTTAGTACATTTTGGTGGGGGGCCGATAAGAAAGAAGTAAACACATTTGTTATAGAGGCAGTGCATCACATAGATGAGAAGCAACAGGCTAGAACTGCTGCCGATCTGCGCCATCTCCGTCTATATGGCAATTCCCCCACGGAAACACTTAATACGAGTCCATACAATAGACCACCATCAAATCCGTATCTTATGAGGGACAGACTGACCCTGAACGTGGTCCACTCTATGGTTTCGACGATCGTATCCAAGATAACCAAGAACCGTCCTCGCCCGCTCTTTCTCACAAGTGGTGGCGATTATACGATGAAGCGCAAAGCCAAGATGCTTAACAAGTTTGTTCAGGGTCTGTTCTATGGGACAGATGCATATAAGGCGGGTGAGGCCATCTGCCGGGACGCTTGCATCTTTGGTACGGGGTTTATGAAAATATTCGATGATGGCGATGAAATAGTCGCTGAACGTGTTTTTCCACACGAAATACTTATCGATGATAATGAAGCCATCTATGGCAAGCCCCGTCAGATGTTTCAGCGGAAGTACATCAACAAGGAAGTCCTAATCAACCTATTCCCCGATTTTGCAGATAGCATAATCAGGGCATCTTCCGATGAGAACACGATCGGTGGTTCTCCGATGACCAATAACGTCTATGACGCAGTTGGCGTTGTAGAGGCGTGGCACTTGCCATCCTCCCGGGATTCAGGTGATGGTCGGCATGTAATAGCTATACAGAATGCTACTCTTTTGGACGAGGAATACACCAAATCTAGGTTCCCATTTGTCTCCCTGAAGTGGTCGGATAGGGCACTTGGGTTTTGGGGGCAGGGCATAGCCGAACAGCTTACCGGGCTTCAAATTGAAATAAACAAACTCCTAAAGACCATACAGATAGCCATGCACTTGGTTAGTGTCCCAAAGATTTTTGTGGAACGGGGCTCTAAGATAAGCAAGGCCCACCTAAACAACGAAATAGGTGGTATAATCGAGTATGCCGGGACTCCTCCAATTTACAAGACGGCAAATTCGGTTAGCCCTGAGATGTTCGCACATCTTGATAGATTGTATCAGAGGGCATATGAAATTGTGGGTATCAGTCAGCTTGCCGCATCGAGTAAGAAGCCCTCAGGCATCGATTCGGGGCGGGCATTGCGCGAGTTCTCTGACATAGAGTCGGAGCGTTTTCTTTCTTTCGCAAGATCTTATGAGCAAGTCTTCCTCGACGCAGCTAAAATTATGGTTGGTGTAGCTGAAGATGTGGCAGGGAGGGATAATAACTTCTCCGTAACAAGCTTTGATAAGACAACTATACAGAAAATACGTTGGAAAGATGTCGATCTCAAGGAAGACCAATATATTATGCAGGTATTCCCTACATCCCTATTGCCTGTCACCCCCGCTGCCCGTCTTCAGACGGTAGAGGAGATGATGAGAACGGGGCTTCTGAGCCGCGAGGATGGACTAGCCCTATTGGACTTCCCCGACCTAGAGGGTGTCCAAAGTCTAGAGATGGCTGCGATAGATGAGATAGAAATGGTGATAGAGAATATTATAGACAAGGGTCGCTATTCATCCCCTGAACCATTCTCCAATCTTCCACTAGCATTAAAGAAAATGAATCAAGCTTATCTCCGCGCAAAGCTAGACAGCGTACCCGAAGATAGGTTAGAGTTGATGCGTAGATATATATCTGACGCGCAATCTTTAATTAGCAGGGCTCAGAACGCAGAAATGCAGAAGCAAATGATGATAGCAGCGGCTCAAGAACAGATGAAGGCACAGTCTCAAACACAGTCTGCGCCACAGGTACAGGGTGTTGTTTCTAAACAAGTGGCACCTGAATTAAGAACTTAAAGGAGATATAACTAATGAGTGAAGAGCAGGGACAGCAACTAGAGGCACAGGGTGACTCGCCGCAAGAAACTAGCGCAGCATCAGAAGAAAATACGGAGCCGACTGTTTATGAGAGTAGCACCCAAGCCGCAGAATTAGCGGAAAAGGAAGCGCAGGTAGCATCTTTACAGCAAGATCTAGAGTCGAAGGTTGGGCTTTTGTCTGACCTGCAATCAAAGGTCGATGGGGCAGTCGAAGACCCCACTGCATTTTTGGAATCGTTGGGTTTAGATTATGCACAAATAACAGACCACTACCTCAGGCAGCAGGGGAATGTGGAACCTACGGAATCTGAAATTGTTTTGCAAAAGCTTGGAGATCTTGAAAACAGGATAGCTGAAGAATCGGAGAACAGACAAAGATACGTTGAACAGCAAACAGCTGACCAACAACAACAAACTTATGGGAAAGCAGTTGCGGAAGTAAAGGAATACATAGATAATAACTCAGAAGAGTTCGACTTAGTAACTATGAATAATGCCGCCGATGTCGTGTTAAGTGTTATCGGGGAAAATTATCAGAAAACAGGAGAAATCCTTGAACTGCAAGAGGCGTGCAGGGCCGTGCAGGAACACTATGAAGGCGAAGCAAAAAGATACTTAGCTTCTGACAAGACATTAGAAAAATTAGGATTAAAGAGAACAGCAACGAATAGACAAGCGGGCAACCAAGACAGGGCTCCACAGACTTTATCAAACAACATTGGAACAAAAGCCCCTCGATATAGTGAGGATAGGCAGATGACGAGAGATGAATCGTTAGAACATGCCGCATCATTGCTACGATGGGAATAAAAGGAAAACGATATGACTGTATATGCTAATAGTGTGACCCCATTTGATGGAGGCACAGGATTAAATCTTGAGAGCTTTGAAGAAGCCCTTAAAGAACACTACAAAGGTGGAGTGATCGAAAACTTGGTCTACAAGAACCGACCACTCTTATCGATGTTACCAAAATACACTAAATTTGGTGGCAGGGTAATGCCTGTGCCAATTATGAACTCCAAC